CAAAGTCTACAGGCTAATTTACACAATGGAACAGTGAGAGCCACTTTTAAAGATTATGAGTTACCAAATGATGTAAGCGATGATAAATATTCCGATAATCAAGTAGAGAATAATGATAATTATTATTCACAAAATCAAGAAAACGTAAAGACATTTATTGAGGATATAGACTTCGATGATAATTTTGATGAAATAATTGGTAAGGTTTCTAAAACAATGTCAATTAAAACTAGAGAAGCAGAAGCTATAGTTGGAAACTTTAAGGAGATGATTGTACAAGCAAAAGAGGATTTATTATCAAATCCAGATTTGAAAATAGATAGAGATTACATAGGTAACATTACACAAGCAGGTGGTAAAACAAAAGGTGGTTTTACAGGCGCTAGAAAAGAGGGTTTAAAACCTCTAGTTGTTTTAGCTAGAGTGATGGGTGAATTTGGGGATAACAATGCTGAAGAATTTATTGATGGTCAAGTTAAATTAAATAAAGATTATAATTTAAGACTAGCTAAACACATAGGTGAAAATGACGAAGCTAAAGAATCTGTTCTACAATCAATTAAAGAAAAACTACCATTGAAATCGGTTGCTGATGGTGAAGAAGATATTGTTTTAGGTGAAACTGCATTAACGCGTAAGACTTTAAAAGTTATTTTTGGTACTGATGAGTGGAGTAAAATAAAAGAAGGATTGCAAGTTGATACGGCGGATGAAGAAAATCCTGTAATTACTTATGTCGGTCAGGTTAGAGGTGAAGAAAAAAGCATCCCAATATCACAAGTTGTCATTAGAGAAGATGGTATAGGTTATAAAGGTGCACATAAATTTGATATGAGATTAGACCCAAAATTTGGTAAAAGAATCAAATCAGCTTCAAACGAATTATATGGTGCTCAAGAAACTTTAGATTCACCAGTGGGGTCATTGACGGGAAGGGAGCCAGCATAATGAGGACACAACTATTATGTACTTTTGTAACAACTCAAAATTTAGATAAGGTTATTGATATCATTATAGAATGCAACAATGTTTTGTATGATAAGATTTATGTATTTCAAAATGAAGATGACAATAACCAACTATTATGCACATATAATGTTGAGTATGATGAAAATTATGTAGAGGGAATACAGGACACTATTTCTTTACACAGAAAAAAACAGACCAATACACTATACACCATTAATGCGTTGAATGAAACGATTCGCTCTTTAAATAATGGTAAGCTAGATAAATCATATCCAGTTCCGTGGGAAAATTATCAAAACAAACTATTGTTAACAAATGAAAGCGGACTGAATATTGTACCAACAAAAATTTTTAAAATAATAGATGTAACCAAATGGGAGAAAAATATAGGTAATGTCTAAAAATAAAATTGTATTTTGCGAAATAAGGTTATATATATTACTGAATGAAAATTAATCAATTAACAATTAATCAAATAAGGAGATTATCAAATGGATATTAATGCAATCAAAAAGAGATTAACTCAGTTACAAGCCACAAATAATAGAACTTCAAACTTGTGGAAGCCTCAACCAGGCAAATCTCAAATTCGTATTGTTCCATACAAGCACAACACAGATTCCCCATTCATCGAATTGTTTTTTCACTATGACTTAGGTGGAAAATCTTATTTATCACCAATGTCTTTTGGAAGACCAGACCCTATTGAAGAGTTTGCTCAAAAACTTAAGACAAGCGGTAATAAAGAAGATTATCGATTAGCTAAGAAAATCGAAGCTAAGATGAGAACCTTTGCACCTGTCGTCGTTCGTGGTGAAGAAAATGAGGGTGTGAAATTTTGGGGATTTGGAAAGACAGTTTATCAAGAACTTCTTTCAATAATCGCTGATCCAGATTATGGTGATATCACAGATTCTATGAATGGTCGTGATGTAACGGTTGAATTCAAAACAGCTGAAGAAACCGGCGCATCTTTCCCATCAACATCGATTCGTGTAAAACCAAATCAAACACCAATTACTGATGATTCTAATTTATTAGAGACAATCACAGAATCACAAAAAGACATTCGTGAGATTTATAACGAGTTGTCTTATGAAGAGTTAACCGATGTACTAAATAATTGGTTAAACCCATCAGAAGATTCTGAAAGTGAAACCTCACAGGAGACTAATTCATCTAACACTACAAACGCTCAACCCCAATCTACAGCAGCAGACGCGGGTGAAGCTTTTGATGAACTATTTAATAGTTAAGGAGACATAATATGTCGGTTAGAGATGAATTGGCTACCACGCTAGCTAAAAATCTAAATAGTAAATTTAAAGATATGAAAGTCGCATATTTTTTGGATGGTAGTGATACCACTCCAACAGATATAAAGGATTTTGTATCAACAGGTTCAACTATGTTAGATTTAGCCATATCCAATAAAAAGGATGGTGGTATAGCAGTTGGTAGAATCACAGAAATAAACGGGTTAGAGTCAAGTGGTAAATCATTACTTGGCGCACACATTCTCGCTGAAACTCAAAAGAAAGGTGGAGTAGCAATTTATATTGATACAGAAACCGCAGTTAGTAGAGAGTTCTTAACGGTAATAGGTTTAGATGTAGAAAATATGTTATATCTACACTTAGAGACCGTAGAAGATATCTTCCAAGCCATTGAGGAAATTGTTGCTAAGGTAAGAGAATCCGATAAGGATAGGTTAGTTACAATTTTAGTCGATAGTTTGGCGGCAGCCTCAACTAATGTTGAGATGGAAGCTGACTTTGAAAAAGATGGTTGGGCTACTTCTAAAGCAATCATCGTTTCAAAAGCTATGAGAAAAATAACTCAAATGATTGGTAGAGAAAGGATAGCCTTAGTATTTACTAATCAGTTGAGACAAAAGCTTGGTGTTATGTTCGGTGACCCGTGGACAACATCAGGTGGTAAAGCACTACCATTTCATTCTTCAACTCGTATAAGGTTGAAAAATACAGGTCAAATAAAAGATACTAAAAAGAATACCATTGGTATGAAGATTAGGGCACAAGTAATCAAAAACAGACTTGGCCCACCAATGAGACATTCTGATTTTAATCTTTACTTTGAAACAGGTATTGATAATGATGGTAGTTGGTTGCAAGTCTTAAAAGACCATAAGCTCTTAAAGCAAGGTGGTTCGTGGTATACAATGAATGACCATAAAGGTAAAGAACTTAAATTTCAATCTAAAGATTGGTCAACCCTTTTAGAGGATTTAGAATTTAAGTCTCATTGTTACGAACTAATTTGTGAAAAAGTTATTTTGAAATATGATGATGCATTCGGTATCGATGATGTTGTCACAGAAGAAATAACAGATGGCTAAAAATAGATATCTTTCTATTTTAAACCAAATCAAAGAGAGTGGTGGTAAGATAGATGGCGGACAGCCAAATGACAAAGTATTGATAATAGATGGCCTAAATACTTTTATTAGAGTGTTTAGTGTTATACCAACTACTAACGATGATGGTATTCACGTTGGTGGAATAGTTGGTTTTCTTAAATCAGTAGGTTATGCAATTAGTATGATTAGACCCACTAGAACCATTATGGTATTTGATGGTAAAGGTGGGTCTAACCGCCGCCGTAAGATTTATTCAGAATATAAAAATAAAAAAAGAACTAAGTACAGATTAAATCGTTCAAATGATTTTTCATCGGTTGAGGATGAAAGACAAAATATGATTATGCAGTTATCACGTTCGGTTGAGTATCTCAATTGTTTACCAATGACAATAGTTTCTATTGATAATATTGAGGCTGATGATAGCATAGCTTATATATCTGAACAATGTCTTACAGATAGTAATATTGTAATAATGTCAACCGACAAAGATTTTTTACAACTTGTTGATGATAGGGTTAGTGTTTGGTCACCTGTAAGAAAAAAACTATACAAACCAAATGATATTTTAGAGGAGTATGGAATAGATTCTAAGAATTACATTTGGTACAGAGTTTTGGATGGTGATAAATCTGATAATATTCCTGGCGTTAAAGGTTTAGGTTTAAAAACTATTCAAAAAAAGTTTCCATTTTTAAATGAAAATCGTATAGTTAATATAGGTGAGGTTATAAAAGAATTACCAAATGCAAAAGACGTTATAGAATTAAATTACAAACTAATGCAATTATCCAATGTAGATATCTCAGGAAATGCAAAAATGAAAATTAGAAATTTGGTAAATAATCCTATTCAAAGATTAATAAAGGTAGATTTTCAAAAAATGTTTTTAGAGGATAAATTGTATGCAGCTCTACCTAATCTAAACAGTTGGTTAGCGACAACTTTTAACAGATTAAATAATATGGCTGAAAAGAGTTATGGGAAGAAAACGTAAATATTTTACAGAAGAAGAAAAGAAACAGGCACAAAAAAAGTGGCAGTCAGAACATTATGAGAGAAACAAAGAGGCCATTAAAAAGAAAGCTCGTAATAGATATGACAAAAGAAGAAAACAACAATTAGAATTGGAAAGGAGAAAAAGGTTATATGGAGAATGAAACAACTTTTACTAAATTTGGTAATTCGTTTCAATCAAAGGTTATAGCTTTATTATTAACTAATAAATCTTTCTTACAAACAATTTCTGATATTCTTAAATCAAAATATTTTGATTCAGATGCTAATAAATGGTTAGTTGGAACTATCATTGGATATTTTTTAGAATACAAAACAGCGCCAACCTTAGAGGCTATTAAAATAAAAATAGATGATGAAGACAACGACGTTTTGAAAACTTCTGTAATTACAAAACTAAAAGATGCTTGGAATATCAGAGAGGCATCTGATTTAAAATTTGTTGAAGAAAAAACTTTAGATTTTTGTAAAAATCAAACACTTAAAAATGCTATCGTACAATCCGTTGATTTACTTCAAAATGGTCAATATGACGACATAAAAGCAATCATAGATGAAGCTATGAAAGCTGGTGCGGCTAAAGATATTGGGCATGACTATATAGTAGGAATAGAGGAGAGATTAACTAAGTCAAGCAGAAGCACGGTCAAAACTGGATGGAATGTTATTGATGAAATTATGGATGGTGGATTAGGTGGTGGTGAGTTAGGTGTTATGGTGGCGCCCGCTGGTATTGGTAAATCGTGGTGTTTACAGGCAATTGGAGCAGCTTCCGTCAAAAGAGGGTTATCTGTGGTTCACTATACATTAGAGTTGAACGAAAACTATGTTGGTCTAAGATATGATTCTATATTTAGTGGAGTTACAACTGCTAACATAAAATATTATAAAGAAGATGTACAAAAGAAAATTAGTGAATTAGATGGTAGGTTGATAATCAAATACTATCCTACAAAATCAATCACAGTTCAAACTTTATCCGCTCATCTAAAACAATTAGAATTGCAGGATATGAAACCTGATTTGATGCTTGTTGATTATGCAGATTTATTAATCGGTACAGGTAGAGAAAAAAGACATATATTAGAATCAATATACGAAGATTTGAGGGGTTTAGCAGGTGAGTTTGATACGCCAGTATGGACTGCATCACAAGCTAATCGTTCTTCATTGGAGGAGGAAATTATAGACGCGAGTAAAGTTGCGGAGAGTTATGCAAAAGTTATGATAGCTGATTTTGTAGTTTCTTTGAGTAGAAAAGTTGAGGACAAAATATCAAATACAGGCAGATTTCACGTGATAAAAAATAGATTCGGAATAGATGGGATTACATATCCAGCTATGATGAATACAAACATAGGTAAAATTGAAGTGCATGAATCAACTTCAAAAAGTGGCAAGGAACAACAATCTAAAATGGATAATTCTGAAGAGTATTTGCGTAAAACATTATCAAACAAATACAATGATATGAATAAATCTGTAGATGGTTTTGAATAAAGTAGAGTATATATTATATTTAGTTATGAGTTTTTTATATCGAAAACAAAACAATATATACTTCGGTTAGGAGAAAGTTTTAAATGGAAAAATTTAAGTTATCTGATAATTTTCTTAATAAATTTAAGAGAAAGAAGGCACCATTTGGTTTTAACGGATTAGGTGAATTGGTTTATATGAGAACATATTCTCGTATAAAAGAGAATGGTAAAAATGAAAGATGGTGGGAAACAGTTCAGAGGGTTGTAGAGGGAACATACTCAATGCAAAAAGAACATATTGAATCATTATCATTAGGTTGGAATGCATGGCAAGCACAAAGGTCGGCGCAAGAGATGTATGAAAGAATTTTTAATATGAAGTTCTTACCACCAGGTCGTGGTTTATGGGCTATGGGTACACCAATCACAGAAGAAAAGAATTTATACGCGGCACTTAATAATTGTGCATTCGTATCAACTAAAACACTCAAAGAAGATTATTCAAAACCATTTTGTTTCTTAATGGACGCATCTATGTTAGGTGTTGGAGTTGGATTTGATACCAAAGGTGCTGGTGAGATTATAATAAAAGGTGTTAACAAAGATAGAAATGAAGAGGTATATGAAATACCCGATACTCGTGAGGGTTGGGTAGAATCACTTCGTTTACTTTTAGAAAGTTACTTTCACGGAACTGCTCACGTAGAGTTTGACTATACTAAGATACGAGATGAAGGAGAACCAATCAAAGGTTTTGGAGGAGTAAGTTCAGGTCCTGAACCACTAAAAGAAGTACACAATAGTATTAGAAAAGTATTAGAGGATAATAGCGGAGAACCAATCACAATCACAACAATCGTAGATATTATGAATCTAATCGGTAAATGTGTTGTGGCTGGTAATGTAAGAAGAACAGCAGAGATTGTTTTTGGTGACCCACATAATGAAGAGTATTTAGATTTAAAAAACTACAAAGTAAATCCTGATAGAGAAACTTATGGTTGGACATCCAATAATAGTATTTTCGCAGAGTTAGGAATGGATTACACAGAAGCTGCAAAAAGAATAATAGATAATGGTGAGCCAGGTTTTGCTTGGTTAGATAATATGAGACATTATTCTCGTATGAAAAATGGTGGTGATAACAAAGACCATAGAGCTATGGGTGGTAATCCGTGTTTAGAGCAAACCTTAGAGTCATATGAATTATGTTGTTTGGTTGAGACATTTCCTAGCAATCACGATTCATTTGAGGACTATGCTAGAACATTAAAATACGCATATCTTTATGCAAAAACAGTCACATTAGGTGGAACTCATTGGGCTGACACAAATAGGGTTATGTTGAGAAACAGAAGAATTGGTTGTAGTGTGAGCGGAGTCGCACAATTTATTACAAAAAATGGTTTGGGTGAATTAAAAGATTGGTTGGAAGATGGTTATGATGTCATAAAAGAATGGGACACAAAATATTCAGATTGGTTCGCAGTCCCACGTTCAATCAAAACTACCTCAGTTAAACCAAGCGGTACGGTATCTTTATTAGCTGGTGCTACACCAGGCTTACATTATCCTGAGAGTAGATTTTATATTAGAAGAATTAGGTTGTCAAAACATTCAGAGTTGATTGAACCTATGAAAAAAGCAGGTTATAAGATAGAACCAGCCTTTGGTTCAGAGGATACGACTTCGGTTGTTGAAGTTCCTGTTGATGTTGGTGAGGGGATAAGAACCGCATCAGAGTTATCAATATGGGAACAATTCTCTTTAGCAGCTTTTATGCAAAGACATTGGGCTGATAATCAGGTTAGTTGCACAGTTACATTTAATCCAGAAACAGAGGGGGATGAAATATCGCATGTATTGAATTATTTTCAATACCATTTAAAAGGTATTTCACTATTACCACGACACGATTATGGTGCTTACAAACAAATGCCATATGAGTCTATAGATGAAAATGAATATAAAAAGCAAGTTAGTAAACTTAGTAAACTATCATTTGGAGTTATCAAAAATGAAGAAGCTGAAATTGATAAGTTCTGTAATAACGATAGTTGTGAAGTTCCCTCTTTAACTGGTGATAATGATGACCAAGAATACGCAAACTAAAATTTCACATACAAAAAGCGGACAGGCAGTAGACACACCTGTGAAAAAATGTGTCGTACTAAACAATAACAAGGAGATTCGATATGAAAAGTCGTAATCTAATTGCTATGATGATGACTCTACTAACACCGATGATGTTGTTTGCACAATCGGTAACAGGAACAGTTACATCAGAAGCAGGAGACCCTTTAGCTAATGCTAATATTGTTGTAGTTGGAACCGATTTAGGTACTGTTACTGATGAAACAGGAACATTTATCTTAGATTTAGGTGCCGGAGACTACACAATTACAGCCACAGTCATTGGGTATGAACCTCAATCACTAATAGTCAAAGTTAATGAAGCCGATACCGATTTGATGGCAGCATTTATTTTACCATTAAATGTGATTGAATTATCAGACGTTGAAGTTTTGGCTTCCCGTGCTGATGAAAAAACACCTGTGGCATATTCAATGGTAACAAAAGAGGATATGGAAGTACGTCTTGGCTCTCAAGATATTCCTATGGTTCTCAATACTACACCATCGGTATACGCAACACAGCAAGGTGGAGGCGCGGGTGATGCCCGTATCAACGTTCGTGGATTCAACCAAAGAAACGTAGCAGTTATGATTAACGGTGTACCTCAAAATGATATGGAAAATGGTTGGGTATACTGGTCTAATTGGGACGGTGTTGGTGACGCTACTGCATCAATTCAGATGCAAAGAGGTCTATCAGCCGTTAACCTAGCTACACCATCGATTGGTGGAACGATGAACATAATAACAGACCCAACTGCTTTTGAAAAAGGTGGTTTATATAAGCAAGAGTTTGGTGAGGCTGGTTTTCTAAAAACTACGCTTAATTTAAATACAGGTTTGATGATGGGTGATAAACTAGCACTTAGTGGAACTTTAGTTCGTAAAACTGGTGATGGTCTCATCGACGCGACTTGGACAGATGCTTGGGCTTATTATATGGGTGCTAGTTACGCTATAAGTGATGACCAAAGAATTGAGGCATATATTGTTGGTGCTCCTCAAAGGCATGGTCAGAATCTATACAAACAGAATATAGCCACTTACTCACAAGAGTTAGCAGGTGATATTGATGGGTATGATGTGACATCATTTGAAGAGGGAGCTAAATTCGAAACCGAAGCTGGTAGATTCTATAACCAAAATTGGGGGCCTGTAAGTTCAGACTATACAGGTAAACAATATTGGTATATGTATGGAGTCGGTGGATTATTCGGTAACGGAAACCAACCAAGATACAATTCTGATTTCTTAAATGAAAGAGAGAACTTTTTCCATAAACCATTGATGAACATCAATCACTTCTTAACAATAAATGAAAAGACAAGATTAAGTTCTATTCTTTATTGGAGTGGTGGTTCTGGTGGTGGAACAGGAACCTATGGTTCTTCATTCCGTTTACCAGCTGTTGATGGTAATAGATGGTATGCTAGTTCACCGTGGGGTTGGAATTGGGATGGTGCTATTGAGGCTAACTCAAACAATGTAGATGCTAACTTTGATGCTACTCAAAATCGTTCAAAGGGTATTCTTCGTAACTCAATCAATCGTCAAAACACCTATGGTTTGATTTCTAAACTAAACTATGATGTTAGTGATGAGCTTGAGATTCAAGTTGGATTGGATTGGAGAACTGCTGGTATAGAACACGCCAGAGAAGTTCGTGATTTACTTGGTGGTGATTACTACGTTGATTATGCCGATGACAACGCTCCTGATGGTAAGGTTGTTGGTTTAGGTGATGAGGTGGCTTATCACAATTCAACAACTGTGGATTGGATTGGTGGATTCTTACAAGGTAACTACACTAAGGAAAAACTAAATCTATATGGTATGGGTGGTATATCTAGTATAAAATATTCCTATCAAGACCACTTTACAGTAGCTAACGAAGTAATCAATGCAGACGCTATCTCGACTTTCCAAGTCAAAGGTGGTGCTACTTACGATATTGATGACAACGTATCGATATTTGGTAATGCTGGATATGTTCAGAAACCACCAATTATGGATAATGTAATTTATTATGATGGTACAGTCGCTTCCGATCCTGATAATGAGAAATTTATTTCTACTGAAGCTGGAGTAAATTTTGCTACCGAAAACGTAGCCGTTAAGGTTAATGTCTACAATACAGATTGGATGGATAGAAACCAAACTAAGGCCGTACAAACTGGTCAGGGTTCATCAGGCGATACAGATGTTATTTTTCTTAGTGGTATAAATCAAAAGCATCAGGGATTAGAAGTTGAGGCTTCAATGAAATTGAATGATATGATTAGATTAGATGGTGCATTATCATTTGGTAATTGGAAGTTTGATGGAGATGCTAAGGGTAATTACCAAGAAGATGAATATAATGATGTTGGACAAGTCATAGGACAAAAAGTGACACCTTACAACTACGCTTTAGACGGATTATTTGTGGGTGATATGCCACAAACATCTTATGTGTTAGGTTTGACATTGACACCAATTAAGAGTCTTAGATTACAAAGTATAGTTAAGATGTATGATAAGAATTACGCTGATTGGAGTCCTGACGCCAGAGAGTATGATGGAACAGATGATGGAGCTGATAGAAAACAGGTTTGGATGGCGCCAAAATATACTCGTGTAGATTTGCATGGTTCATATCAGCTACCAAAATGGGGTGGATATGATATGCAGATTCAAGCACATTTATTCAATGCATTAGATGCACTTTATGTACAAGATGCAGTTGACCATAGTAGATATAATTCTTGGGGAACTAAAGAACATATGGCACACAACGCCGAAGTATTTTTAGGAACACCAAGAAGTTTTAACGTTGGATTAACTGTAAACTTCTAAAGTAATTTTGGGGGGGATTTATTCCCCCCTTTTTTACTAATTATTAAAATGTACGACCATTACAAATCAGTTGGCGAACCAGCCAACAAAATCGGATTCAAAAAGAAAAGACCAAAATCGGTAGCAGTTGTCGATGAGGATAATTGCACTGGCTGTCAGGTTTGTATACCTTTCTGTCCTGTGGATTGCATAGAGCCAGTCCCAAAAGAAAAATACGATATTCCAGTCCCACCAGTTCAGGTTAGATTCGATGAGTGTATTGGTTGTCAGTTATGTGCTAAGGCGTGTACGGCTTTAACGTGGGATGCCATACGAATGATTAAGACAGATGAGTTTGAGGAAACCTACGATTTTAAAATAAATTAAAAAAAAGCTTGACAAATATATAATTTTCTTTGTATATTAAGGTATGAAAAACAAAGGAAATATAATATAATGAGTTTTGAATTTATCAACGGAGTGACTCCGAATCCAATAAAAGAAAAGCCAGTTGTAAAAAATAATAAACCTAAATATGACCCTAATAATCCATCGAAAGATATGGATATTGCTCTTCAAAACTTAAGAAAGAATATTATTCTTAAGTATAAAAAATGGGGTGGATTTAATCCTGATAAATTTGATATAAGTTTTAAGTATGGTAGGAAATTTATAAAGGTTTTAGAGGGTACGAGAGTTTGGGGATTTGTAGCTATCGATAGTAGTTATCATAAAAATATTCCCTATAACAGAGGTGATACGTTCAAAGCAGCTAGTTGGAACGCACCAGCTAAGTGGGCAAGAGGTAATGTCTTTCATCAGAATACCGATTGGTATGAGTGGACAGGCCCAAATTATTTATAATAATTAAAAAAAAAGCTTGACAAATATATGTTTTATTTCTTATATTCTATTGTTAATAAAGAGGTTTTATGAACGAAAAGGTTTTAAATTCAAATCAAACACTATTTCAATCTACGGTTGGTGAGGTTGTGAATGAATGGTTGACAACCGAAGAGCCAGTTGTTTCGGTATCCAATCATTACACAATTTCATATGATAAGGATTATAGTGGTGAACTTAGAGTTCACAGAATAGAAGATGAGTTTGGCACTACACTTTGGGAAAATTGGAATGCTACTTGTTGGACAGAAGCAGAGGATAAATTAATTTCAGAAATAATTATGTGGGGAGAATTAGCATGAGTTGGAGACAATGGTTATATCATATAGCAGAATTTTTAACATTGTTGTGGATATTTTTTGTATTTGGATTACTTATGGTATTAGGTAATGTCTGAACTTATTGACAAAATTATAGAGTTATTTGATGGTGTTTTGATTGATGAGTATGGTTGGGAACATCATAAGATAGATGGAAAGGATTATGATATTCAGTTTGACCCATCTCGTATTGAGTGGGCGTGTGATTGTCCAGCATTTAAGTTTCGTAGGAGACACAAAACAAAATATTGTAAACACATATTAGAGGTGCAGAACAGAAAGTTTAAACAAAGAGTGGCAGATGCAGAGGGCCGTGCAGGTGCCAGAGTGGTCTAATGGGGTGGTTTGCAAAACCATTGTTCGCTGGTTCGAATCCAGTCCTGCACTCAAAATTTGAGGTGTTATGAGAAAAATAATTAATTGTCTAACTGAACACAATCCTTTAATTAACAAACCTTTAAAAAAGGTATCTGTAGAAGAGGGTATGAAGATAGCAACAGAATTATTTGAAATACTTAATCAACGTAAGGATGGTATAGGTTTAGCTGCTAATCAGGTCGGTATAGATGCACAGGTTGCTGTTGTTAATGTAAGAGAACCATTGGTTCTTATAAATCCTGAATACATCTCACAAGAGGTTGAGATACCTTATTATGAGGGTTGTTTATCTTTTAAAGGTAAAGGTGTAAATACTAAAAGATTTAGAGATGTTATAATTAAAACCGAACAATCGGAATCACATTGGTATTTCAGCGGTGTTGAACATATTATTGAGGGTAAGGGTAGTTGGGAAGAGCAAGTAGAATCTAAAAAACAAGATACAGAATTAAGATTATTGGAGTCAATTTGTGTTCAGCATGAGATTGACCATTTGAATGGCGTAACAATAAATGATAGAAAATTTATAACTACGATAGTTAATAACAACAAAGTAGGTAGAAATGACCCGTGTCATTGTGGTAGTGGAAAAAAACATAAAAAATGTTGTATGTAATTAGGAGAAAGATATGAGTACGAAATCATTTAAAGATTATGGTGGATATTACATAAATGGTGTCCCTTATATGGATTGTAAAATCACAGGTGAGCCAGTTCGTAATGTAGGTATAGATTGTATATCTGTGATAAGTGATAGAGCTTTGATGGGTAGAATGTATAAGATGTTTCCTGAAACTTTCAAAGAGGTATCCAAACCATCTTATAAACCCACAGGTAGGCCAGCTGGTTGGCATTGGATGGCTGAGTTTGTTGATAAGGATGGTAACGTTTTTCATAAGGGTGTCGAACAACCTAAGTTGAAAGGCACTTTACCACCGACCAAAGTAACAAAAGCTAAGGTAAAAACTAAACGTAGGACACAAGAACAAATATTAGTTGCAAAATACAACGAAAAGCAAAAATTAAAGAAAGCGTTCAAAAAACAGCAAGATTTTATCAATCATAAAGTGAGTAAAAATAAATGAAGTTTATAAAAGATACACCTAAGGGCACATCAGAAACAGATTATGATGTAATAACAAAGATGGAAGAGGAGTGGCCTGAGATGACAAAAGAGTTTAAAAAAATACAAAAGGAACAATATGAGTTGTTCTTATATAAACAACACGATTATGGGCCAGGTAATATTAGTGTTGGAACTTTTTTAGTAACACCAGAGGAGATAAAATTATCTTTAACAGGTTTATGGTTTCGAATGAATGATAAATTACAACGTGTAAAAACATTATTGCTTGGTGATAAAAAATCTGTTGTCAAAGATGAACCTTTAGAAGATGCTTATCTTGATGTATCTAATTATGGAATTATGGCTACCATAGTCGGTAGAGGTAAATGGGGTAAGTAGATTGTTGTCATTTAATAACTCATCTATTGTTTCTAAATTTAGTGAAATAGATTTATCCGATATAAATTTAATAACTAAATTTACAAAGAAAACTAAAATAGCAATACCATTTGTTTTATCACAACATAATACTGATTTAGAGATGGCAAAAAAAATGAGTGATTGTTTGGGTGTTGGTATATTGAATAGTAATATGTCAATTGAAAAACAATCACATCAAATGAAACTTTTATATCATAGTTGGCATGATACTAAAAGTATTTACATTTATGAGTTACACAAAAATGAGAACATAAAAGACGAAACGAAAAAGGATTTGGATGATACGATAAATTTTCTAAATAAATTACCTAAATGCGCTAGCATAAAGTTATCTGATGACTTTATTGAGAGGAGTGCTGAGTTATATAGAAATGGTTGTAACGTCATATTTATTGATAGTCCACACGGATATAATAAATTAGTAGGAGATGCAGTTGAAAAAATCAAAAAAGAGTTATCGAGAGTTGAAGTTATTGCGGGCTCAGTTAATACAGAAGAAGCGGTACGATACTTATGTGAGTCAGGAGTTGACGCGATTACAATCGGGTGTGGGAGTGGATATAAATATCAAAAAGCTGATAGAACAGGTTATAATGTTCCCGAAATTTCTACTATCATTAATTGTGCTAATGTTGCTGATACCTTTAACGTGCCTGTTATCGGTTATGTTGATACTAACAATATTGGTGATGTATGTAAAGGACTTGGTGCTGGTGCCGATTCGTTTATTATGGACTCTTATATTAAAAACAATACAAAAAATTCGTCGATAAAAATAGATTTACAGGCAACAATAAACGATATATCGGAATCATTGAAATCATCCTTTATGTTTGTTGGTGCTAAAAGTATTGAAGAATTTCATAGTAAGATTGATTTTATAAAAAAATATTAATATACTAATTTTTTTATTTTCTTATAGTTATCCAATATGAGGAAAAAATTATGTCACAGGTAGAAAATTTAATTGAATTATTGACTCAAGCGGAAGAAATGAAAGATTGGGATTTGGTTATACGTGTAATTGATGAATTAAGAAAAAGTATAATCCAAGAAGATGAGATGGATATGAGTGGATATGATGATGATGATTGGGGCTGAATGGTATCGACAGGTGTTTTTTGATAATATAGTGCAACAGAGATTGAGTAGGTCTCGCGAAAAAAGACTCATAACTCAAATGGCGATAAATCGCTTGAAGGGTTGGAAATTGATTGGCATCTAGCCAATTCGGAAATGGGATTTGATAATTTTGTTTCTGACTTTCAACCATCTTACGCATACGCTGCATAGGATACTGAGTTGTCTAACACTCGGTCATAAAATAAGTTAGACAGGATCGTCAATGTAGGGAGACAATAAACCCTACCAGTTGTCAATCTGTAAACTGACCGTGGTGGGTTGTAGGTGACTACCGAATTTGGAACCTAACTAAGTTGTGAATGACTATTTATCATCGGCAAACTGGACGTGGGTTCGAATCCCACCAGCTCCACAAAAAAAAAGGCTTGACTTTACCAAATAAAAGTTGTATATTTATAGTTAACAAATGGAGAATTTATTTTGCGAAAACAGACATTTTTAGCATTATTGATATCAGTATTATTAGTGAATGGATTTTTTTCTACTAATATCATAAAAAGCAATCACAAATTTTATGCAAATCAAATAGATGATTTAATATCAAAAAACGATGATTTGAATTTACAATTAAATGAATTTTACAAATATGGAATTGAGGTTGATGTTACGATGTATCAACCTGTCGTCAGACAAACGGATAATACACCAAACGTAACTGCGGATGGTACTCGTATTCGTATAAGTAGGGCTTCCGATTATAAATTTGTAGCACTATCACGAAATCTATTATCAAGATGGGGTGGCCCTTTTAATTATGGTGATTTCATTCTTATAAAAGGAACAGATAAAAAAGATGGTGTATATCAGGTTAGGGACACTATGAACCCAAAGTATGTAAATTATGTTGATATTTTAGAGTCAACCGATGTAAAACCATACAAATTCACTGGCGCTCACATTTATAAGACGAGTTGGGTAATGAATGATTAAAAGTAAAAAGAGGTTATATGTCGTTTGATAATTTTTTTGATGAACCAAAATTCGATTACGAATCGGAGAAAAAAAAGTTTATAGAAAATCTAAATTTCCTAAAGTCTATGTCGGTGCAGGAAATTACATTATATAAAAAATGGGAAGAGTTTAACAAAGACTCTTATTCAATGTTACAAAAGGCATCTAAATTTGATGGATTAGAAAAATCTATTTGGGTGCCTAAAGATATCTATAACAAAGAACAAACAATTAGTGAGATAGAGTCTTTAAATCCAATTGTAGAAACTGTGGAGCAGGGTAATCCTAAAGATAGTGAGAATTGGACATTACTCAGAAGATTAATCCACACTATGGAGTTCACAGCAAATCCAGGTAGAAACATCAAGTTCTATGTTAAGGATAAGAATACAAATAAGGTTTTAGGTTTAATCTGTTTAGGTTCCGATGTTACCTCATTAGGAGCCAGAGATTCATTTATAGGATGGACAAAAGATAATAAATTCAAAGATGGTAAGTTGAATCATACGTCAATC